TTTTTGATTAGTTTTTAATCCATCATAAATTGATAAATGTTCTGCTTCTGAAATTACATACTTATCACTCTTACCAATTTCCCAAAGGGCTTGATTTAAGGTTTTATAATGTATATCTTTAGCTTCAACTAATACACCATCCAAATCAAATATAATTAATTTTGTCATTTTCCGTATTTTTGCCAATCATTGTGTTTGAATAATCCTTCGTTGTGACCTACTTTAAAATCTTGTCTTGGCCACCAATATGCAATCTTTCTTTCCAAATCAATACCCTCACCCATGAAAGGTTCAATTACATTTAAGTAAAATTCTTTTCTATAAAGACATGGATTGTTTGTCCAGTTACCATAACGAGATGCGGTATGGAACATATCTCCTATTTTTTGAATTTGGTCTGGAAACTCTATATCAGATTCACACCAGTGAATTGAATCTAAAAGATGTGGTGATGTAACTTCATGCCAATCATCATAGTAAGTTAGTTCTCTACCTTTATATTGAAATGAAAAATGTGGATGACCGGGGTCTTTTCTATGTCTTAATCTAACTACATCCAACCCCATTTCTATTGCAGAAATACTTTGACTTAAAGTTTTGTATGTAGTTTCTTTATTTTCTATTAAATTCCAATCATGCTCTAAAATTAAAACATAATCAGTTTGTGCATTTTCAGTTAATCTTTTAAATGCTTTACCTATACCTATATTTTGTTGTAATCCAATACAATCAATTCCAAAGTGTGATGCAATTTTAACATCTTCCTCCGTTACCTCTTGGAAAAGAATAGTAACATCGTTTACCATATCCAACAACCCATTTTGATAATAAGTTGTTAAAGTGTCTACCAGAACTTGGCCAGAATGCCATGCAAGTATTCCGATTGAAATCGGTAGTTTATTTGTAGTATTGTTTAACATGCTCCCAAATTTGTTTTATGATATGTTTTTTATTTTTATGACCACCCATTTTACTACCTGTGAAATGCCATACATATGAATCGTTTATAAATTCACCATCATCGTATTTACTCATCACCATATTATTCCATTCCCATCCTAAAAACTTTATATCTTTTGGTAAATATTCATTTTCATCCACATATAAATCATACATAATAATGTTTACCGGTGTTTGTTCACATGCATTAGGACCAGTTGGACCTACTTTATAGAATGATGACCAATATTCATGGTATTTTGGTATTTCGTTTCTGATTGCTAAATACTTTTCTTTTGATAAAAATACAAATCCAGTATTACAATAATTCATTGGTGGGGTTTTTATATTTGGATTCAACCCTAACCATTGGTCTAAATGGTACTTACCAGTTTGATATCCACCGGCATCTCTAACCATACACATCGTATAATCCTTAGCAACTTCAAAGATATTAGGGGCATCCCAACGAATCATAGTATCGGAATCAACTAAAATAACTTTATCATAATCTAATTCAACCAATCTTTCATCATACCACGGCTCATAACAACCATTACCCCACGGCTCAAAATCGTATTCTTTTTTCTCATTTGCAATGATTAATTGAATATCCCATTTTTTACAATAGTATTTCCAACTCTCAATACCCTCTGGCCATTCAGTATCAAACCCGTTATATGCTGGGATAAAAATTATATTTCTACTCATTTTTGTAGTTTAGAGTAATAATTATTTTGGTTCTCTTGTCTTACTATATCTTTGTGATGATATAATGAAAATTGTTCTTCCGCTGGGAAATTTGAAAATGTATTATAACCAGTAATTTGTTCGTGAACCTTATTCATCCAAACTACATCATCAGTATTTTTATAAATTCTTGTTTGATAATCTGGGAAATTTACCCATCCTTTTTCATTTACTTTCCATCCCCATTTTTGAATATGTGAATTAGTTAAACCATTAACAGTATTTACTCTTGGAACAAATACAATATCCACATTATTAGTATCCAATACTTCACCTAAAATTTCAATTAGATATTCATGTGGAATTTCATCTGCATCAAGTTGAAATATATAATCCTTCGTGCAGAATGATTTTAAATTATTTTTGAATGTTGCAAAATCGTTATTAAGTGGAAATGAAATGAGTCTATGATTATCATGCATCATATCCATTACATTCAGATATTCTTTGACTTCTTGAGTTGCAGATGTTGAATCATATTGAATTACGATTTCATCTTCTTCTCTAATATGTAATTGTAAAAAGTTTAATAATGTAGTTATTTCTTCTAACTCATTACAAACTGTTATTGCGTAACTAATACTAGCCATCGTTTTCGTTTATTTCTTTTTTAATTTCAGCTTCTATTTTTGCTGGTGTAGGTTTTTCTCCAAAAACATCTTGTAAAAATCCTTCTTCAAATCTAATTTCCCAAACGTTTTGTATTTTATCGATAAAATAAGTTCGATAATTATCTAATCTTTTGTTATATATTTTTCGATTACTTCTAACATAACCTTGAAATAATTGCTCACCATCTCTTGGCATTAATTTTAACAATTCACTTAAAGGTTGTTGTTTTTCAATAATTTTTGATTTATTTCTTAATTTATTCAAAAATGCTAAAAAACTATCTGGTTCTATATTATTCAATAATAAACAATGTATTTTATTATCTAATCTACCAATAACAAATACATAACGAGTATCTTTTCCTATTTTAGTAGCAGGTTCACCACCTAAATAGGTTGAGATACGATAGATATTACGTGGTAAAATTTGACTTTTACCTATCCTAACCTCTGGTGTCATAATTTGTTTATATGCAGCAGTATATTCTTTCATTACAATTTCTTAATCTCAGGTAATTTAAGAGCAATATGTTCGGTTGTCTTTACATATTTACTAAAAATTTTACCCATTTCTTCAGTCATTTTACTTAATGAAAACTTATTCTTAATATTAGAACTTAATCCTTTTGATTTTCCTAAATGTGTTGAATAATTTTTATATACATCTAATAGTTTTTGTGCTGCGTTTGAATAATTTACTGTGAACCATTGAGATTCACTCAATAAAAATTGATTTGCAGCAGATGCATGAACCGGTGTTAATTGTCCATCTAAATATATTGTATTCTCTTCAGGTAGAAAATCTTCATGTCCACTCCACTTAGAAACTAAAATAGGTTTACCTGTCACTGCAAATTCAGCAAGTGGTCTACCATATCCCTCACCTTTAGTAAATGATACCATAGTTTTTACCTTTGGATGATGATATAAATTAGCTAATTCAGATGATGTCATATCACCAAATAATAAATATATTGGTGGACACTGTTTCCCATATTCATCAGTTAAATCTTTAATTTTAGCAGAGATAGATTCTCTATCCATTACACTAAATCCTGCAGTTGATGTTTTTAAAATCAAACCAGGTTGTTTATCTTTTGGTGTATTTTTAAAGATTGTGCAGAATGTTTTAATCAACATACCTACATCTTTTCTATCCTGTCCTAAATCACCTGATAACCAATGACCTACAAATAAGAAATTAAAATCGGTTTCAATTCCTTCCAATACATCTACACTTTTATCTGATTGACCATAGATATCCAAATCAACACCTTCAAAAAGAACTTCTATTGGTTTTGTAACTAATATATCTCTAATCTTTTGACCCGTTCTTTTATCAACTTCACTAAATGATGTAGATTGTAACACCTTTTGCGTAAATTTAGATGGAACTAAAATCAAATCCATTTTATTACATCCATCAATAAATTCCTTCGGTGCAATAGTAGTTTCAACACCGGCAGTTACTCCGATATTATACTTCCCAATTGCTTGGAATTCATTTGCAACTGTTACTTGAACATATACATCTGGTTGTTTATCCAATGATGTGATAATATTGTTTATAATCTTTTGTCCCAATTCAGTAGTTACATCAATTTGATTTTGTGGAGTATTACCCCAACGGGTTGGTATGATTTTTACATCATATTTATCCAAATCAAATACACTTTGTAACAAATCTCTTGCATGGTCTCCGTAACCAGAACGTGTAGCAACAGGTCCTTGAAATACTAATAATGGTTTACTCATTTCTTAATCGTTTTCGTTGTTCTTCTTGTTTTATACATCTCTCAATTGACATTTCAACCAATTTTGTGATGTTTTGTAATGTAGATGGTTGATGTGGTGAATTAAACATTTCAAACTTTACGTTCTCAACTTCACTATCCCCCAACACAAATATATAATAATCGTCTACTAGTCCTTGTGTTTTATATATACTTTCTCTAGTTTTTTCTATTCTTTCTTGTTCCCATGTACCAGGAAGTCTTATTATGAATATTGGTTTACTCATTTTATTTACCAGTTGAGCCGAATCCACCCTCTCCTCTTGCTGATTCAGATAATTCATTTACTTCAATTAATTCAACTTGTGGATGTGGGATGATAATAATTTGACAAACTCTATCTCCTACATCATATAAGAATCCACCTTCTTCGGTCATCACTCTTTTTCTATTAAATGTTGCCTGAAGTTCTCCTCTATATCCACTATCAATTACACCAACTGAATTACTCAATGTTAAATCAGTATTTCTAATCGATGAACGAGGGAATACCAATCCTACAAATCCTTCAGGTATTTCTAATGCAATACCTAACCCATATGTGATTTGTGTTGGAGTATTTGATATAATTGAGGTTGCAACTAAATCTAATCCAGCATCACTTTCTTTTGCATATGATGGTATTACTGCATCTGCATGTATTTTTTTTATTTTTACTTTCATTTTATGCTATTTTATATAAATTATATCGTTGTTTTGGTTTCCAATTTTCAATTGCAATTTCCATACCATCAACAAGTGTTTTACACATATATTTGGTATTTAAACCATCTTCTTTATTCATCCACTCTCTACCCGCTAAACCTCGTTTCTTACGGTCTTCTGCAGGCATATCGTACCAATATCGAATTGCATCAGAAACTTCGTAAATATCGACCTTATCATCAATAATATATGGGGTTGGAACTGAACCTACTAAGGTTTGAACTTTACTGAATACAGGTTTAACCCATTCTCCATGTTCTACTTTATCACCCCACTCTCTAACATCATGTAATGAACCAATCTTTACATAATCTTCTGCAGTTAATTCCTTACCATCCAATTTAAATCCACATTGGTCTTGCAATCCACCAGTTACATTTACAATGATTGGAGTTCCAGCCATTACTGATTCTGCAGTTACTAATCCAAATCCTTCATTACCCGCAATATTAATTGTTACATCAGATAAATTATAGAACCAATTTAATTGTTCTTGTGAAATTCGTGCACTTGAAAACTTAACATCGTAATCTGGACAAATGGTTTCTTTAACTGCATATAAATCCGTTCCGTTTTGGTCGATTGGTGCAGTATGCATCAATAATAAAACTTTACTTCTATCTTCTTCAGGCAATCCATCTACAAATCGTTTATATGCCCAAATAACATCAGATGGTTGTTTACGTCTGATATTACGATTCATCCAAAATAAAATGAATTTGTAATCTTTATCTCCTAAAATTTGTTTACGGAAATCTTCAGGTACTTCGGTTGGTTTGAATGTAGTTGAATTAATACCATGTGGTACATAACTTACTTGCCAATCTTCTAATGGATTGAATGTAACTTTATCAGTTCTCTGACCTACTCTTTTTACAATACCATAGGTTTGTTTGGAAATACACCCCAACCAATCACATGATTCATAATAATCTCTATTGTATTGTGGGTCTGGTAAATCATCCCAAATGTGATAGAAGAAAATAGGAACGTTTTGTCTTACTTCTGCTTCCATTTCATATAACCATCTCCAATAACGAGGGTCTGTAAAGTGTAAGATTGCATCGGGTTGATGTCTCATAATTAATTCACGCAAAATGTTTGCATCACCATAACCACTATATGGAATGATTTTTACTGATGCATCTTCAATGCCTGATATTTTTCTAGCATCTTCACCTAAATCAATTTCTTTACCACTTTCTGGATGTTCTACTGCTGCACCCAATTGTACCCAATCGTATTTGTCTAATGTACCAAAAATAAGTTCTTTGGATACAGTTGCTATACCAGAAGACATTCTAAAGTCATCTGATAGTAAAAGAATTTTCTTTTTCTTTCTTTGTTCTGTCATTTAAATAAAATTAAAATTGTGAACCACTAGTATGTAGTTCGGAATATTCGTTGATTTCAGTTCTAAAAGTTTCGTCCTCTATGTATTTGTTGATTGAACGATTAACTAACTTTTGCAGTGTGATATTAGAATCAAACGAAAGTTGTTTGAATTTTGAGTAAACATCTTTTACGATTTTTACTGTTGTTAATTTTGTGTTTGTCATAACTCTCTCCTTTTTATGTTATGTATAAATATATACAAATATATAAAAAAGAAAAAATTACTGCCAAATAGGACATATTTTTCGAGTCTTAAACTCACACCAATCACAAGATTTACCTTTATTTGTTGGGAATTCTACATCCTTTACCTTACCTTCCTCATCATAAACTGCATCTACGAATTCGGTAAATCCTTTCCATGCTGCATTTACCGATGGTTTACCATTAGGTGGTACAAATTTTGAGATACGTGGGATTGCATATTCGGTGTTCTCACTAATCTTACGTTTTAAGATTTGATATTCTACTTTGATTTTGTCCAAAGGTACGTTGTACTTTTCAGAATAAAATTTCTTATATAATAACATTTGTGATGTTTTAACCTTATCTGTTTTTTGGTATGTACTCCAACCACGCGTTGAAGTTTTAAGGTCAATAATAATAATATCACCAGATGATATATCTTTTAATACAATATCAATAAACCCAACAAAATTAACGCCAGGTCTAACCTCTGCATTTAAAGGTAGTTCAATTGATACCAATTCAAATCCACTCTTAGTATATAGTTTATCTAATTTTGATTTAAAGTATTGTAAAATTAATCTACCATCTCCAAAGAATTCTTCCAATTCTTCTTTTTCACATGGAGCACCTTCTGTCATCTTAGCTTTTTCAGCAGTAAAATGTTCTACTAACTTATCTTTTAACATAAGTTCGAGGTCTAACTCTAATGCTTGTTTCTTAGTCACACCATACATTACACTTAAAAAGTGTTGGATTGTTTCGTGCATTGCAGAACCAAAAATTGTATGTATATTTGCTGAGGATTCTCCTAACTTATCAATATAACTTAGTTTGAATTGTTGTGGACAACTAGTCCACATTCCGTATTGACTATAACTTACTCTTGCCATTATTATCTTTTTTATATAACAAATATACGAAAAATATATGAAAAAACCAAATTAAATTTTAAGTTTTAATTTGGTTATTTCTTTGGTTTCTATACCATATTTTTCACAAATGTATTTTATATGTTCTTTACCTTCTTTGGTAGCATATAAAATTTCTAAATACTCTTCTGCCTGAAATTTAGAACATTGATAATCTTTAATTACCAATTCTATTAACCATTTTTCATAGGCATCTTCTTTTTTACCTTTAACATATCTTAGATAGTATTTTCCCTTTGGTAGAATACCAATTAGAGCCAAATACAATTGTTTTGGTTCTAATGTTTGGGTATAAGGTTGTAATTCTGATAAGAATTGTATCCAATCTGGATTCATCGATAAAAATCTATGTACCATATAATTAGACCAAGTCTTTTTATCACTCTCATCTAACTTATCCCAATACTTTGGGTCTTGTTCAGATGTAATTGCTTTAATATGGTCAAATAATGATTTACCCATTTTGTTCTTTACTTAATTTATCCTTGTGTTCTAATGCCTGTAATTCTAATGCAGACATTTCGTGGTTTACTTCACCACATTCACCACATACTAATACTTCAAATGGAATAACCATATCTTGTTCTCCACCAAATGCTAATTTAGATAACTTTCTAAACTTTGTACCACTAATAAAAACATCATATCCACAATGAGGACACAACATTGGAACTGAATTTGAAATATCTACTTTTTGTTTTGGTGGTTGTTGACCTAATATATTTGCCATATTTTATTATTTTATAATCATTTCTAAATCCATCTCTCTACATAGATAGTATTCCTTTTCACCTAATTTGATTTTACGCAAACTCATTCCTCCGGCAGGTAACAT